ACATGAAAGCCACGTGGATCATCATAATCTGACCAAGTAAATTCACCATGTGAACCCAAGTAAAAAATATGTCCATCGTTAGAACGATGATGATAATGACCAGACATAACAATATCGAAACGATCAAAGATTTTACGATCATCACCATGAGAATTTATAGATCCTCTATACATTTCAAAACCTTGAAGTTCTAAATGACCTACCACAATTTGTGCTGAAGTATTTTGTAATGAATCTAAAATTTGTTTTCTATTCTCATCACAAATCCAAGGAATAAAAATAATAGGCACTCCATCAAAAATACACTCGTGGGCGTTTTTGTCATAAATTTTGAAATTATATTTACCAACAACCAATTCTGTAAGTGAATTAACATCATTTGTATTTTTGTAATATGTATCATGATTTCCTGCAATTAAATGAACATCTAAATTTCTTTCAGAAAGCGGTATAAGAAAATCTTCTCTTAATCTTTTAGCTGTGTTTATATTTACATATTTTCTCCTATCAACAAGATCGCCAAGATGAAAAACTGTGCTAATATTATTGCTGTCGATATATGGAAAAAATACTTTATCGATAAATTTTTTACTGTTGTCAATAAATGCGACATTATCATTACGAATTCCCCAATGTGTGTCTGTTATCAAAACTATTTTCATACGTTATTTTTACCAACACGTGAATAATTTAATTTAGATTTAGTTTTTTTATCAAATAAATTTTTAGTTGGATTATTTGCTTTAATCAATACATAATCACAATAATCTCTAATAGCCTCAAGTCTTTGCAACAAATATGGTTTTTCATTTTCACCAGCAAAATTAATTTTTTCAACCAAATCAATTACATTAGCTGGGATTAAATGCTGGTTCTTCATTTATTTCTCCTTCTGAAAATTTTTCAATACCCTTTAGTATACTATTTTTTTTAATTTTAATCAAGTTATTTTCGAAGTTTTTTACAATTTCTCCTGAATACTCATTTGAATTTAAATGCATAGTGTGTTCAACATCACCCATACTATCCATCAGAAAACTGTTTTCATAATTTTTGTGTTTAATATATGTTTGTTTTTTTTCTTTGTGTATTCTTCTAATAAATGCATTCCAAGCAATTTGAGTAAAGTATGCAAAAGGATTTGTAGTTTTCTCAGGATTAAAATTATCGATAGCTGCGACGCAATCAATAATGCCATCTGAGATCATATCTCCTTTATATGTGTATCCTGAAAAATTTGGTTTCTTAGCTAAATTGTTACAAATTAAAATTAAAGACTCACCAATATATTTGCATGCTCTTGGTTTTGGTTTATTATTTTCATGAGCTTCCTTTATGTCTCTACGATGTTCAATCATCGCAGTATAAAGAGTTTTGTTATTAATATAATTATTTTTTTTCTTAGTAGCCATTTTAGTCCTTTACTTTTTTTAAAAAAAGAGTATAATCAATTATGTTGATGTGATCTATTAGATGTTAATGTTTACCTTATATATTTTGTAATTGAATTTCTCTTCGTTGTATATCTTTATACGTTCCATAAAATGGAGCAAGGTAAAGTTTTTATTATTTTTCCAACTTATATCATCAGCAATATCAAATAATGTAGCTTCTGTTTTTCTGTTTGTTTTTCTTAAACCACGACCAATAGATTGTAAATTTCTAATTCTGGATTTAGAAGGAGAAGCAAATATAATATTATCAATATTAGGTATATTAATTCCAGTAGAAAATGTACCATATGAAGCAACAATAATATTACCTATATCTTCATTAACAATTTTACGAATATATTCTCTTTCAGAACCTTCAACGCCTCCATGAACAAAATATATTTTTTTACTACCTGATTCTTTGTTTATAATATCATAAAGATATTTACCATGTTTTTCAACGAATTGAAAAAGAAGTAAAGTGTTGCCTTCTAAAGAAAGTGATAAATTTTTAATAAAATTATTTCTAGCCTTAAATTTTACAATATAATCTATTTCTGCTTGATAATCTGCAGATCTAATAATCATTTTACGAATTTCATCTGGGTAAGATAATACTATAGCTTTTATTTTAAAATTAGCCAGATAATTTTGATCTATTAATTCTGATGTTGTTATAACTTTACGAACAGGACCAAATAAACCTTCAAGCACAAGTTTATGTGTTTGTGTTCCATCTAATGTCCCAGTAAATCCAAAACGGTATTTGCAATTCTCTAATTTAGACATAATTGAAATTAAAGATTTTGCTTTAAATAGATGAGCTTCGTCGCCGATTACTACATCGTATTTGTTGAACCAATCTTTGTTTTCTTTGTAGATGCTTTGCCACGTTGAGATGGTGACTTGGGCTTCGGAACTTTTTTCTTGACCTCCATAAATTTTGTGGATGTCGTTACTGAATCCGTTATCTGATCGTTTACCGTAGCCGTAATCTTTAAAATCGGAAGCGAGTTGGTGGACCAAAGTTGTTGTAGGAACGATAATAAGCGTTTTAACATTATAGTACCTCATTAATAAGTAGATAATTAGTGATTTACCAGAAGCAGTTGGTGAGAGCAATAATGCTCGATTTTCACGAACAGAATGTACAAAAGCTTCGAGTTGGTAATCTCGAGATTCATACTTTTCTGGAATATTTAGAGTCTTTATAAAATTTCTGGCTTCATGAATAGAAAATTCTTCAGAAATATTTTTATACTTATATTCTAATTCGTATTTTCTTGTTTTGCAAAATTCTTCAACATATCGAGTAAGACCGGTATATAATAATTGAGTTAAAAAATTATAAAGTCTAATTTTACCATCCCACAATTTATTTCTGTAAGAAGGCATAAATTTAGCTCCAGGAACATCAAACGTAAAATAATCGTTTAGTTCTTGGGATATACTTGGTTCACATAATATTTTCACATATGTTTCATTAAATTTTACAATTTCAATAATTTCCATTAACCACCATTAATAAATTTTTGCCAATCTATAGCAGCTTTAACATTATAACCTCTATTCATCAAAGTTCTGATAATAGATTCTAATAAATCAATTTTTTCTTGCTGTACACCTATTTTAAGAGACAGTTTAATTAGATCATCATCAGCATCTATATACATAGGTATATCAGATTTTAAAATTAAACCTTTTGCTGGAAGTTTCCAACCTTTTGTTTTGGTTTCTTCATTAGGTCCCTGAGTAAAAAACTCATGTTTATCTAATTTTAATTTTTTCATTTCGGCTTCATGAGATCTAAGAAGAAGCCTTTCGTTTATTAATATCTGATAATATTTGTGGTGTAACTTTGGAATGTTTAGAACTTCGTCACCAAGCTCTGTTTTGTCGATATTAGAATTAATTTTCCATTGTTCAAAAATTTCTTCTAACTTCATTAAAATTCCTCCTCTTACATAATAGTTCTATTATACTATTACTTTAAGGAAAAATCAACAATTAAATGTCAGATATTGTGAAATGAGTATATTTAAATGTTACACTTGCATTTACATAGCTAACGTCTGTATCAATTGAATTGAAACTTAAATCGTTTATTAATACAGGATATGCATCAACAAATATTATTTCATAGTTTGCCATTTTAGAGCTAGATAAAACTATCAACGAAATATCAGAATATATGCCATCGCCAGAAGCTATTGGTTCATCTTGAATTGTTTTATATTGATCATAATTTTCAGGTTTACCTAAAGCTCTAATCCAATTATAAATTTCAAGATAATTTTTTAAATCTTCATCAACTTTGAAAGAGATTTTCAATTCGCCAAATTTTAAATGTTCTCCAGGAAATGGAATATTAACAAATGGATTTCCTGTTTCAACAGGTTGTAAAAAAATTGAAGGAATATTTACTTGCTGTATGAAAAAATTGACATGAGGAGCTTTCTTGATTTGAAATTTAAAACCAAGAGGAGAAAGAAAGTTTTTATTTGCTGGTGTATTATCTATAGCGCTAATTTTAGCCTCCTATATAATTTTTACAACTATTTTTCGAATTAACTTTCAAATTGATGGCTTCCATTAGGTTGTACAAAATAACGACCTAAATTTTTTCCACCCAATGGTTCTCTTGGTTTATTCATATCATATGAACCATCTGGTTCTCTAAATGATGAAAGTTTATGAAAAGTTTGATCTGGATGTTCATAATCATGAGAAGCTAAATGAATATCATCATGATCGACGTGTTGTGTAGGAATGTTTGGTACACCTGCTTGCTTGTGAGCTTCCATTCTATGATTACCATCTAAAACAACGTTGTGTTCTGGATCTGCTGGATTTGGTGTTGATATAACTGGAGGCATCTCTTTGCCTTTTTTAATATCAGAAGACATTTTATTCATATAGGTTTCTTTTTCTGGACTATTAAAGAATGAATCATCTTTATCTGGTTCATTACCAGAAGCAGATTTGGTAGGTATTAATGTAGTTTCGCTTTTAGGAACATTATCCCCTACATCGGATCCTCGACCATCTGGATATATACTGAGATGATCATCACTGAAAGTATCATTATTATCATTTTCTTTAATGAATTGTTTGAAAGAAAGCATCAGCGGTCTCCGTTTCATCTATTTAATGGGGTATTATCTACTGCTGACATTATTTTACTCTAGAAGCTAACCATTTGTGAATAGGATTTTTAATTTTGGCAGCATCAAAATCTGCTGGAGAAAGTTGTTGAGCTTTAATAGCTGATTCTGGATTTTGCCAATACGTTTTAGCAACTCTGTGTGAGCCATCTACTATATATCCATCTTTATCTGTTAATATAGGATATTGAGTGTTTGATTTATTTGCTCTTACTTTAAAATCGGGATTTGGATTATATACATTATCCGCAAAATTACCCTCTTTTGTACCCAATTCCTTGTTTTTAGTTATAACATTTTTGACAGGAATTTCTTCAGGAGTTCTATCTTTGGTTCTTTTAATTAAAGTGTTAACGCTGTATTCTCCAGCATCGTCACCATATACTCCGCCAACTCTTTTTGATGATAAAATATCTTTAGCCATATGTTTAACACCATATTTAGTACCAGCTTTAACCAAACCACCAACTCCAGTTGCTATCGCTGCAGCATCAGCTGTATAACCACCAGCACTATATGCTGTAGGGTTCTTTTCTTGGGCTGATGTATCTTTTTCTTTTTCTTGGTCTAACTCTTGCTGATATGTTGTATCACGACCTAATAGTTTCTTTACGCCATATTCAGCGCCAGCTCTTCCGTATTTCCCAAGATCCATAGTCGTTGAATTAAATGCGCCACGACCAAAAGCATTAATGCTATCACCAACCTCA